ATGATGCGGGTGACTTTGATGGTCCTAATGGAATTGCATACTTTGACACCACAGGACTCTTAGTTAGCAGTGCTGCCACAACTGGTGGTATTACCACTTCAAATTATTTTGTAACATCCGATAGTGCCGGTGTTCCAGTCTGGACAAACGTATTTGATGGAGGCTCATTCTAATGGCACAGCCAAGCACAAGACAGGGACTGATTGATTACTGTCTAAGAAAATTAGGTGCTCCTGTTTTGGAAATCAATGTTGCCGATGAGCAAATTGATGATGCCGTAGATGATGCTTTTCAACTATTTCATGAAAGGCATTTTGATGGAGTAGCAAGAACGTTTTTAAAATATCAACTCACAGCAGATGATGTTTCTCGTGGCAGAGCAGGTGGAGAAGGTGGTGCTGGTATTACAACCACCACAACATCAACAACCATTGCTGGTGCTACAGTAAATTTTGACTGGTATGAAAACTCAAACTTTCTTCAGTTGCCAGATTCTGTAATCGGTATTGAAAAGTTGTACAAGTTTGATTCTGCAAATGTCAGCAACGGAATGTTTAGTGTAAAATATCAATTATTCTTAAATGATATTGCTTTCAATTTAGGATATGACGGACTGCTGTCATATGCAATGACAAAGAGTTATCTGGAAGATATTGGTTTCTTATTGACCACAGATAAGCAATTACGATTCAATAAAAGACAGAATAGACTATACATGGACATTGATTGGGGAAGTGCTGTAGCAGGTGATTATATTGTTTTAGATTGCTATAGGATCATGGATCCAAATGACTTTAGCAATGTGTACAATGATAGTTTTGTAAAACTATATTTGACTGCATTACTCAAGAAACAGTGGGGACAGAACCTCATTAAGTTCAAAGGTGCAAAGTTGCCTGGTGGTATTGAACTAAATGGTAGAGAGATTTATGAAGATGCTGAGAAAGAACTCGAAGTAATCAAAGAGAAGATGATGCTCGAATATGAAATTCCACCCCTTGATTTAATTGGATAATGGCACTCAATCCCTTCTTTCTGCAGGGCTCACAGAACGAGCAATATCTGCTTCAAGATCTGATCAACGAACATCTTAGAACGTATGGTTTAGATGTTCATTATCTCCCAAGAAAAGTATTGGGATCGGATAATATTATCCGAGAGATTGATGCGTCTAAGTTTGATGATAACTTTGCTATCGAAGCATACCTAGAAAACTTTGAAGGGTATGCACCAGGATCTGATATCATGACTAAGTTTGGTATCAATCTACAGAATGAAGTAACACTAATTCTTTCTAAGGAAAGATTTGAAACATTCATTCAACCCTTTTTGGGTAACATGCCTGATGATGAGATTATCTTAGATACAAGACCTAGAGAAGGTGATCTAATATTTTTCCCATTGGGTGAAAGACTATTTGAGGTAAAGAGAGTTGAGCATGAACAACCTTTTTATCAACTAGGAACTAATTACGTTTACAAACTTCAGTGCGAACTCTTCCAGTATGAAGGTGAAGATATTGACACTAGCATTGACTTTATTGATGATGAAGTAAAAGATCAGGGATATATTACTGCACTTACTTTGGTTGGAACTGGCATTACTGCTACCTTGAGAGTTGATAACTTTGGTAGATCTGGATTGGTAAGAGAAATTAGATTGACTGATGATGGATCTGGATATACAAGACCACCCACAGTTGCTATCAGTACATCACCACTCTTGCTTCAAGGTTCTCAGGCAGAGGCAGTTGCCGTAACTACAGAAAGGAATGGTATTCACTCTATTGACAGAATCTTAATTACCCACCCTGGATTTGGATATACCAGCACTAATCCACCAACTATTACCATCACCCCACAAACAGTTGATGGAGTTGTAGTTGGTGCAGGTGCTGCTGCTACTGCGATTGTCAATGATAGTGCTACAGGTATTGCATCTGTCAGACTGTTGACTAGAGGCAGTAACTACTACAATACTCCAACAGTTGCTGGTGTTGCCACTATTACTGGTGGTGCAATTGGTGTTGGAACTGCTGAGTTGGAATTCACTATTCTCAGTGGAAGAATCAATCAGTTGTACTACAGAAACACTGGATTTGGATACAGTGAAGCACCTGCGTTGACAATTTCCAGAACATCTGGTATTGGAACTACAGAACCTAATGAAGCCAACTTTATCTACAATGAAACTGTTATTGGTGCTGCTTCTTCTGTAAGTGCAAAAGTCAGAGATTGGGATGTTAATACAGGAATTCTTAAGGTAGGCATAAATAGTGGTACATTCTTTGTTGGTGAAATGCTGGTAGGCACTGCTTCTACTGCAAGAAGGAAGATTGCATCTTATCAAACTTTTGACGAGACATCACCATTTGACACTAATAAAGAATTTGAAGACGCTGGACAAGGTATCATTGATTTCAGCGAAGGTAACCCATTTGGTGACTTCTGATGTTAGGAACTTATTTTTACCACGAGATTATAAGAAAGACGATCATTGCGTTTGGAACTCTTTTTAATAATATTAATATCAAGCATGCAAATGATGATGGGAGAACTATTGATCAAATAAAGGTGCCTCTTGCATATGCACCAATGCAAAAGTTTCTTGCTAAGATTCAACAGCAAGCAGATTTAAGCAAGGGAGTCGCAATTACTTTACCTAGAATGTCATTTGAAATGACGGGTATTGCGATTGATCCCACTAGAAAAACCACAGTAACAAAAACCTTTAAGGCAGTTGCTGCTGATGGCAGTGGCATCAAACAAGTTTATATGCCAGTTCCTTATAATATTGATTTTGAACTGGGAATCTATTGTAAATTAAATGATGATGCTTTGCAGATTGTTGAGCAGATTCTTCCATTCTTCCAACCATCATTCAATATCACAGTTGATTTAGTTTCATCTATTGGTGAGAAAAAAGATATTCCTCTCGTCCTTAATAACGTAAGTATTCAGGATGATTATGAGGGTGACTTTACAACCAGAAGAGCATTGATTTATACTTTACAATTCACTGCTAAGACTTACATGTTTGGTCCTATTGCGGATTCTTCCGATGGACTCATCAGAAAAGTTCAAGTCGATTATCACACAGAGACTGATCAAACTATTGCTAAGAGAGAGCAAAGATATACTGCTGTTCCCGATCCTATTAATGCTGATCCAGCAGATGATTTTGGATTCTCTGAAGAAACTTTGTTCTTCACAGATTCTAGACAATATAGTCCTACCCAACAAACGGATATTTAATCATGGCTGGATATGATGGTATCGATGATGCATTAGATACAACTAGTGAAACATTAGAAGTAAAACCTGTCAAGAAGCAGAAACCCGATAGGTTGACGAAAAGTGATGTTGACAAAGACTACGAATATACCAGAGGACAACTGTACTCTATCATTGAGAAGGGACAAGAAACTTTAGATGGTGTCTTAGAATTAGCACAAGAAACTAACTCACCCAGAGCATATGAGGTTGCTGGTCAGTTGATCAAGAATGTTTCTGACGCAACAGATAAACTCCTCAAATTGCAAAAGGAATTGAAAGATCTAAATGCTGAAGATAAGAAAGGTCCATCCCATGTAACCAATAACGCATTGATCGTTGGTACAACTGCTGAGTTGCAGAAGTTGATCAAGCAGGGTCTCATGGATGAAAAGAAATAAATAAGTTATAATACTTTGTAGAAAGCATGGCATTGAATGAAAACAAAAGTGGTGATTCTTCTCTGCGTGACTGGTTTGGCAAGAGTAAGTCTTCTGATGGCACCCCTGGTTGGGTTCAATTGGGTGGTAAATACGCAGGAAAACCCTGTGCCAAACAGCCAGGTCAAACCACCAAACCAAAGTGCGGTTCCAGCAAAATGAAGCGTGCTCTCTCCAAAGATGAGGAGGAAGCAGCATTTCGTCGTAAGAATCGTCAGGATCCTAATCCCGATAGAAAGGGTAAAGCAATCAACGTAAAGACTGAAGGTGTCTCTACTGATGTTGAGGTTCCTTCAAAGAATCTCAAAGCACTTGCTGCTAGAGCAGTCAAGAGAATTGATGCCGATGTTGATGGTGATGTAGATACCTCAGATCCCAAGACTCAGGAGATGGGTGAATTTATTCCTTCACCTGATGGTAAGAAAAAAATTAAAACTAAAGTGCAGAGAGAATCTACTAAACTTTTGTCTCCCAAAGAACTCCTTGGTGAGAAATGCTGGAAGGGATATACTGCTAAGGGTTTAAAGAAGAAAGGTAACCGTATGGTTCCAAACTGTGTACCTGTTGGTGAGGAAGCAATTGAGGAGAGATCTCTTACTACAGGTGAAGAGAAAGATAAAGAGAAGTATGTAAAAGGTATGAAGAAATCTGTCAAAGATTTCAAGTCACGTTATGGTGATGATTATAAATCAGTGATGTATGCAACTGCCACTAAGATGGCAAAGGAGGAAGTAGTTGATGAGGCAGCAGCATGGACCAGAAAGGCAGGAAAGAATAAGTCAGGTGGGCTCAACGAGAAAGGAAGAAAGAGCTATGAAGCAGAAAATCCAGGAAGCGATCTTAAGAGACCTTCAAAGAAAGTTGGGAACCCTCGTCGAAAGAGCTTTTGTGCGAGAATGAAAGGAATGAAGAAGAAACTCACTTCTTCAAAAACTGCTAACGATCCCGATAGCAGGATCAATAAGTCCCTTAGAGCTTGGAATTGCTGACATGAATGCGATAAAAATTTTAGGTGAATCCACACAAGTAAATGCTGGATCTGGAACATCAGTTCCTGGTTCAGACAATAGTAGTCTTGGATCTGCTATTGGTGCAGAATATGTATTGCTTCAACATAGTCATTCTTCTGATCGTCTTGTAGAAATCAGAACGGGTGCTGGTGTGACATATGGTAGTGTACATCTAGCAGGAAAAGATCCAATTATTGTTTATAAAGCAAGAACGGATTTGATTTATTCAAGTGCATCAGACGTATATGCAACATCGGTAGTGTATCAAGGATAATCTTTTAGTATGAGTGATGACATTTATCTTGGTAATCCGAATCTAAAAAAGGCAAATACGCCGATTCAATTTACCAAAGAACAAGTTACTGAATTTATTAAGTGTAAAAAAGATCCAGTATACTTTGCAGCAAAGTATGTAAAGATTGTCTCTCTTGATGAGGGTTTGGTTCCTTTTGACATGTACAAGTTTCAGAAGAAACTTATCAAGAATTTCCATAACAACAGATTTAATATCTGTAAAATGCCACGTCAGACTGGTAAATCTACTACAGTAGTTTCCTTTCTGTTGCATTATGCTGTCTTCAATGACAATGTAAACATTGGCATCCTGGCAAACAAAGCAGCAACTGCTAGAGAACTTCTCGGTAGGTTACAAACTGCTTACGAAAACTTACCAAAGTGGATGCAGCAAGGTATCATTGCATGGAACAAAGGTTCATTGGAGTTAGAAAATGGCAGTAAAATATTGGCAGCATCTACATCTGCAAGTGCTGTCAGAGGTATGTCGTTCAACATCATCTTTCTCGACGAGTTCGCATTCGTCCCGAATCACATTGCTGACTCGTTCTTTGCCTCTGTTTATCCTACTATTACTTCTGGTAAAAGCACAAAAGTAATTATTGTATCTACCCCTCACGGTATGAATCACTTCTACCGTATGTGGCATGATGCCGAACGTGGTCGAAATGATTATATTCCTACAGAAGTACACTGGTCAGAAGTTCCGGGTAGGAATGCTAAATGGAAAAAGCAAACTATTGCTAACACTTCAGAAGAACAGTTCCGGGTTGAGTTTGAGTGCGAATTCCTTGGATCTGTAGATACATTAATCAGTGTGGCAAAACTGAAGACTCTTGTTTATAATGATCCCATTAAGAAAAACGCAGGGTTAGATATCTATGAGAATCCAATCGATGATCACAGTTACATTATCACGGTGGATACTGCGAGAGGAATTGATGGTGACTATTCCGCTTTTATTATATTTGATATTACCGATTTCCCATACAGGGTAGTAGCAAAATATAAGAACAATGAAATCAAACCGATGCTATTCCCTAGTATCATTCATGATCTTGCAAAGGCATATAATTACGCTTACACATTAAT